GTGCAACTACAACCCACGACCAGACTACAACCCTTGGCCGTCTGGGGTCAGTAGCGCAGATATTGAAGCGCTCCGCAAAGCATCAAACGAATCTTTGGAAAGCCGAGAACGACTACTACACGCATACTTTGACTCACACCCAGAGGTATACAGCTCAAGCCTCGCGAGTAAACCGGCGGGGCCACCGAACGAGATGCTTAGAGCATGCCCCTAGCCAACGTCCAACTCCACCAACCCGCCAGCAACGCTGAGCTGGCTTTGGAAGGCTACAGCGAAGAGCAACTGCTCCAGCTGTACAGCCGGATCGGCCAAATGCTGCCCGGCCTGAAGCTCAAAGAGGTAAACCTTGCGCACAAACTAGCTGTCAGCTTAAAGCAGGCTGAGGCCATGTACGCAGAAGGGGGCGATAAGCTGAGCGGCATCCCCTACAACCAACGCGTGCAAGGCCAGAACAGCCTTGCCACCATTTTGCTCCAACTGGGCAAGCACCAGGCCAAGGTCTACGACAGCGAGCAGAACAAACGCATGGAGTCTGCCCTCATGAAGACCCTGCAGGGATTCCCGGATATCAGAGACGCCTTTCTCCAGCGTTACGCTGAAGTCGCAGAAGCTGAATTTGCTGATGAAGGTATAGAGGCATGAGCCGGCTGCGGGAACACCTTGAGCGGCTGCGGGTAGGATCGAACGAAGACTATGACAGGAGCAGAGTCGCCGAGTACATCACCACCCACACCTATTTGTTGGGGCTGAAGTACAGCTTTGCAGGCCATGAATTTCAAAGCGTCATTGCCAACGACCAGAGTCAGGAGATCAACGTCCAAAAGCCCTCTCAGATGGGCGTGACAGAGCTATCCGCACGGATCGCCGTCGCCATGACAGAGATGTTCCCCGGCTTCAATATCGCCTACACCATGCCCTTCAAAGGGGATGCTCAGGATTTGTGTAAAACCCGCATCTTCCCCATCATCGAAGGGTCTCCACGCCTGAAAAAGGCTGTCGATCCTGATGTTTACAGCACGGAAATCATCAAACTCAACGAGTCTTTGCTCTACTTTCGAGGTACAAACGGGGTCACCCAAGGGCTATCAGTGCCTCTTGAGATGGTGATTTCGGATGAAATTGACCGTTGCGACCAAGAAGTTTTGAAGCAATTCACCTCCCGCCTTGCCCACGGGAAGTACAAATTGCGTCGAAATTTCTCCACTCCGACTGCAAAAGGGCACGGAATTGATGCAGAAATGCAGATTTCCCGCCAGTTCAAGAACTTTTGCAAGTGCTCCCATTGTGAACATTGGTTCTACCCTGACTATTACGAGCATGTCAAGGTGCCCGGCTTCGATGGAGCGCTCGACGAAATTACTGCCTCCAACCTGCCTGGGGTCCGGTACGCAGAGGCCAAGCTGCTGTGCCCAGCTTGCGGAAAAGAGCCTAGCTTAAAGCCGCAGCACCGAGAGTGGGTGCTCCAAAACACTGATGCAAAGTTTGAGGCGGCTGGGTATTTCATCAGCCCGTTCGACTCGGCTCACCGCACGCCTCCGCTGCTGATTCGTGAAAGCACGAAGTATGAGCGGGAGTCAGAATTTCGCAACCAAGCTCTCGGCTTGACTGCCAGCGGCGGAGTAGATGCTTTGGAGTTGGAAGACCTGAACCATGCGAAGACGACTACGAATCTCGACTCTAGCTCTGCACACTGCATGGGCATCGACGTAGGGGTCATCAGCCATATCTGTGTGGGCCGCCTGACTTTGGAGGGCACGCTACTCCTTGTGCACCGTGAAAGGGTAGCGCTGTCCCAGCTGGAGCAGCGCAAGAACGAGCTGAAGGCGAAGTACCGGGTGTTGCTATCAGTCGTGGATGGGCAGCCATTTACGGATGTTGTTGCGCGGATGCAACGCGGGGACAAAGCCTTATTTGGAAGCAACTTTTCCGTCACAAAGACGGCGGCGGTGTACGAGGTCAAAATGTTTGACGGACTGGAAGCGGAAGGCAAGCTCCCTATCCACCAGGCAAAGATTGCGCGCGACCGCGCCTTCGATCAACTGCTGGAACTATACAAGCGCAAAGAGATCAAGATATACATCCAGGATCAGGCCATGGATGAAGAGTTTGACAAGCACTGGTTGGCGATCAAGCGGGTGCAGGTAGTGACCCCATTAGACGGACTTGTATACGAGTGGCACAAACCCAAAAGCGGCGACGACGACTGGGCTTTCTCCACCTTATTCTTGCTGGCCGCTTGCAAGCTGCGCGGTGCGGTAGGCAACCTGGCGCCGGTGCTGGTGCCGGGGGTCAACATTATGAGCAGCTTTAAGCTGAAGAGTTGAACCCCTGTTGCCATTACGCTACAATGCGCCGATGGCATTCAAAGACTTGTTCACCTTCTTCACGCGCACCAGCTTTGCACCGAAGGGGGAGGCTACTTATGAAGAGCCGACCATGTTGGCTGCCACAGACGGCGGCATGTTAGTGCCTCAGGCGCCGCCTAAGGTCAAGCCAAAGCAGCAGAGCTTTCCGGCCCACGCCCGCAACTTAACCCCCAGTACTTCCCGCCTGACTCAGCCCGATCTTAGGCTGGCCAACATTGACATCACGGCTCAGGCCCGCTCAGGCTCGAACACACCTGCGGTAATCCGCACCTTGGTCAAGGCCAACCCGGACCTGTCTGCAGCGGTAAGCGCAAACCTTCGCCTGGGTATCCCTGAAAAATATATCGCCATTGCTCGCTCGCCGGACGGACAGTTCAACCTGGAGGCGACCACTCTTGTTTACCAGCTGCTGCGTCGCTTTGCTTACAGCCCGGACTACAGTCAAGGCTTCAGTCAGACTGAGAGCCTGCGCTCCTTGTCCGAGGCGGTTGGCAAAGAGTTGTTGATCGACGGGGCTGGGTGTCTGGAGTTGGTTCTGGACAAGCAGCGCCTGCCTTACAAGTTGGTGCCTGTCTCTATACCTTCAATCAAGTGGTATGAGGACGACAAAGGTCTGCGACCTGTACAGGTCGTGGGCGGTACAGAGGTGGATCTCGACTTCCCCACCGTCTTTTACGTAGCAACGGACGCAGATTTGGTGGACCCCTACGCCCAGTCACCTTTGGAGTCGGCGGTTCAGGCTGTGCTGGCATCTGGCCAGTTCTTGAATGACCTACGCCGTATCTGTCACCGCAGCGTCTATCCGCGCATGGTGGTTGACATCGACCTTGAGAAGCTGCGCGCGGAGATCCCTCCTGACGTGCAGGCGGACGCCACCAAGCTAGCAGAGTACATGGAGACGGTCAAGTCAGGTGTTGAGAACATGGTGAACGGGCTCCAGCCCGAAGACGCCATGGTCATCTTCAGCTTCATCAAGGTCAGCTACATGCAGGGGCAGAGCGGCGATGTGCCGGCGACTTTTGATACGATCAAGTCGATCCATGACGCGAAGATCGCCACAGGTGCGAAGACCTTACCATCTATCTTGGGGCATGGTGCGGGCAGCCAGAACGTAGCCAGCACGGAGACGCAGTTGGCGGTCAAGACGGCGGACAGTCTGGTACGTATGAAGTTGCAGGAGCTGTACAGTCGTGCCCTGACCATGGCCGTGCGCTTGTATGGGGTGGAGGCGACGGTCAGCTTTGAGTTTGACACTATTGACTTGCGTCCAGCTGCCGAGCTGGAAGCGTTCATGACGATGCGGCAAAGCCGCTTGTTGCAGCAGTTGAGTTTTGGTTACATCACCGACGCGGAGTACTGCTTGCGCACCACCGGCAACCTGCCGCCTGTAGGCATTGCTTTGGCCGGTACGCGTTTCCAGGATACGCCAGCAGATACCAGCAACAACCCTTACAGCGGGGCACCGCAAGGTGGCGGCCAAAGCGGTGGTGGTGCAGCTACGCAGGCTGTAAAATCCAAAACACCTGAACAGGCCAAGGGGCCTGCCAAGAAATAACCCGAGGAGAAGACCATGGACGAAGTGACTCAGTTGGTGCCTGGTGATGCTGTCAAAGCGATCAGCGCGGCGGGCCTGTATGGTGTGATTACCCAGACCTTAGAGATTCCGGCTGACCCGGTCACAGGAAAGCCGCGCATCGAGGTGAAGTGGGACGTTTCCACGATGAACCAGTACTGGGACATCGACGACGTCTCTATCATGTAACAGTGTTGTGAAATAACAACATGTCTATTCTCGTTGACGATTTTGAGTTCAAGAACGGTTTGCTGCGCAGATTCAGTCTGGTGGCGGCGGGTGTGCCTGTCAATTTGACTGGCTGCACCGCGCGCAT